ACTTTCATTTATTTACCTTTCTTTAATTTTTTCTAGAAACCGTATTGACATGTCCGATATTATACCCCATTATGGGCATAGTCAATAGCTAAGAGGAATTATTTTTATGACAGCCAAAGAGAAAATACAAACATGGAAGTGGCGCATTGCGAAAGCTGGTTACAATCAGAGCACATTCAGTGAAAAGTTTGGATACGAAAGAAAAACTGTTAATTCATATGTTAACGGCAAGATAAATCCGAGTTTAAAAACATTTGATGAGATTGAAGGCATCTTGCAGGAATTAGGGGTCTAACATGAGCGAGGGATGGATAAAATTACATAGAAAAATGAATGACTGGGAGTGGAAAGATACACCTAACACATTTTGCTTGTTTATTCATTTGCTCTTAAATGCAAATCATAAGAACAAAAGACACAAGGGTGTCATGGTTAAAAAAGGGCAAATTAAAACGGGTAGAAAGCTATTAGCTCTGCAGACAGGATTAAGCGAAAGGGAGGTTAGAACTTCGCTAGAACACTTAAGAGAAAGCAAGGAGATCGCCATCCAACCGACCAACAATTTCTCAATAATAACAATGGTTAACTGGGAAAAGTACCAAGCGACCGACCAGCCAATCGACCAAGTACCGACCAACGAGCGACCAAGTACCGACCAAGTACCGACCACAAACAAGAATGATAATAATGATAAGAATGTAAAGAAAGGTAATAGAGGCTCACGCCTTCCAGATGACTGGACTGCTACAGATGATTATATCAACTTTGCCCTTAAGGAAGGGTTAACGATAGACGCAGCAAATCGAGAGGCGGATAAATTTAAAGATTACTGGCACAGCGCAACTAAAAACGCAGTTAAGAAAGATTGGTTAGCAACGTGGCGCAACTGGATTAGAAACAATAAGGATTACAATAAAAATGCAAAATCAAATAATAAAAGCTCAGTCGAGAATTTCATTGAGGGCTTCAGCGGCAGAAATATTGAAGACTTTGGAGGTATGGGATAACGAGTATAGAATTGGCAAAATGCCTGTTGTGGTTGATGATAACCTAAAACAAATCGCAAGCGATACACGTAAGCAGCTAGCGCCTGTATTGCAAGCAAGAGTTAGCAAGCAATGGCTTAAGGATAGAATTATGACGTTGCTCATGCACTGGCACAACAAAGAAACGCCACAGCAGATAATTAACGCTATGTCCAGTGACTGGATAGATGTACTGCAAGATTTTCCCCAGTGGGCTATTGAGGAAGCGATTGTTGATTACAACAAGACGAGCGAATATAAACCCGTACCTGCTAATATTGTTAAACGTGCAGAGCAAGCTGCTAGCAAATACCAAACGCTAGATTTTAAATGCAAGCTCATAATGCAGGCAGGCAACACGGCAAAAGAGAAAACCACAGACGCTGAGAGTAAAGCTAGAGTTTCAGCGATGATGGATGAGGTGCGTAAGAACATGACGCAGCATAAGGATGAAGAAGTTAAAACCGGATACAAGAAACTTAACTAGAGGAAAGTGAAATGAAGTACGCACAAAAGGAAACAATAGGCGACTGCACGTTATATCTTGGCGATTGCATGGACGTTATGCCCACGCTTGGCAAGGTTGATGCGGTGGTTACTGACCCGCCTTATGGGATAAACGAAAACAGCAAAAAAGTAGCGAGCAGGGGCAAGATTGCAAAAGCAATAGATTATGGTGATTTTGATTGGGATACTCAAACACACCCTGCAGCCATAGATTTTTGCCTGAGAAACTCTAAGCATCAAATTATATTTGGTGGTAATTATTACGACTTGCCCCCTACGTCATGTTGGTTGGTTTGGGATAAACAGAATGGTTCAAATGATTTTGCAGACTGTGAACTGGCGTGGACTAATCTTAAAAAAGCCGTTCGTTTAATTCAATGGCGTTGGAATGGTATGATTAGAAAAGGTGACGATGTGCGAGAACACCCAACACAAAAACCACAAGGAGTTATGGAGTGGTGTTTAACACACATACCAGACGCACAAACAATCCTTGATCCCTTCATGGGCAGCGGTACAACAGGCGTTGCTTGCGCAAATACAGGGCGCACATTTACAGGGATAGAGCTTGAGCAGAAATATTTTGACATAGCCTGTAAACGAATAGAGGAAGCATACAAGCAGCCTGATATGTTTGTTATGCAAGATAAACCGCAACCAGTAGAAAACCTTGATATGTTTGGAGAGAAAGCATGAAACAACTAAAACCGACACACAAAACAAAAGCAGGCATTGAAGCAGAAGTGTATGAATTTGACCCGTATGCAAAGCCTGATTGGTTTTGCGATATGATTAAAAAAGGGCAGGCGCAGGTTTTTAAAATGAAAGATGGCACGTATACAGCCAAACTTGGCAACAAGCGCGGGATGTACACAGCGTTTATTGGTGACTACATTGTTCGTGATATATTTGGTCATGTGCATGTTGTAAGCCAGAAAACGTTTGCTAGTCGCTATGAGAGGGTTTAAAAACATAGCGCAACGGGCTGAGGTTTGCCCGTGAGTGCGATGAAATTAAAATAGGTACATACGAACGCCCCAAGCCTATTTTGTGAATTCTGGGGCTAATTTGGAGGAAAGTAAAATGAACATTGAACACTTAGTATTCCAACGCACAAAACGATTGCGTGCTAGGGCAAAGGCGCAGGCCGTTTATATTTTAGAATTGGAGCGTAAAAATGCTAGATTGGCTAAGGAAATTGATTACATCAAAGAGCAAGGAGTTCAGCGATACATGCTTGCAAAGCTACAGGATAAAAACGAACGTGTGTCTAACAACTGATTTTCAAATGGCAGCATTGGGGCTAAAAAACCCTTTTGATATGTTTGGGATTTTTTAAATGGCGGCTATATACAAGATAGAGGGCAATCGCAAGAAATACAGGATTAAGCAATTCCTGATAGACCTAGCGCCAGATTTTTGCTGGTGTACTGGTGAGGATTTATTTTTAATGATGGAAGTTGAACACGAAGACGTGCAACAACATTGTTTTGAGCCAGTGCTTAGCAGAATGAAAGCAGATGGTTACTTTTGGTTAAAGGTGGTTGATGGTAGGGTCTATTATTTAAACAGAAAAGGAAAAGTAAATGATTGATATATTAATAATTACAAATGCAGCTTGGTTTGTTGTGATGCTGCTTTATGCCTTGAGGCATGTTTGTGTTGTTCGGAAGTTAAGAGGGATCGCTAGCAATGCGCTGAATAAGAATAACAAGTGTCTCGATAAGTGGAGCTTATCCCAAGACAAGAGGATTGAAACATTAGACAAGTATAAGGGTGTTAAGCTCGAATTGTTTACGCTTAGCAATAACTACAGGACAGAAGCTAATAAAGTAACTCATCTTGAAAACCTACTAGAGCGCATAAAAAATTGCACTTGCGTAATGCGTGATGAAAACGGGCGCTTTGTTAAGCATGTAAAAATTGCGGATGAGTTGTTGACTTACAAGAAAACATTTGCTAAAGATTAAGTGTATTAAGTTTCTCACTGCGTAACAGTATCTTACTGCGTAATGTGTTTATTTGATTACCTTTCCTGAACCCCCTGCGTTGTGTCACCTTCGCGGGGGTTTTGGTATTTAGGGCAAAAAAAAGACCACATTGCGCGGCCTCAAGTTCTAGGAAGAAGTTCAGCGCTAACCATAGCACAAATGTTTTAGCTTGTCATGCTTGGGTGTTTGAAATATAATCAGCTTGTTATTTAATTTAATCCCAAAGCTGAAGGGCAGGCAAATGGCTAATTACATTACATGGATGAATTTAAACATGCCAGCGGGCAAAGATGGTGTATTACCAATGCAGGGCAATCCAGTAGCGGCAACTGTAACACCAGCAAGCGGTGTAGCAAGCGCAGTAGCCCCAGAGGGCGCACAATACGCTGTTGTATGGGCAGATGTACCAAGCGCAGTATCGGCAAGCGTGCTGAAGGGCGTTAACGGTGATAACTTAGGTGATGGCAAGGCGATTACAATCCCTGCTAACACGATGATTGAAATTCCCAATGTTATTGTTGGCAAGACAACTATCACAATGACGGATGCATAATGGCTAAAGATAAACTCACCGATAAGCAAGAAATGTTTTGCCGTGAGTATTTGGTAGACCTTAACGCAACACAGGCAGCCATACGTGCAGGATACAGCGAAAAAACAGCTAAAGTTATAGGCGCGCAAAACTTATCAAAACTTAATGTATCGGAACGCATTGATAAATTAAAAGAAAAGCGTCAAAACAAGGTTGAAGTTTCTGCTGAATACGTCCTGCAAACAATCCTTGATACGGTAGAGCTTTCCAAGCGTGACGATGATAAGCAAAACATCTATAAAGGCGCTGAGTTATTAGGAAAGCACCTATCACTATTCAGCGACAAGATATTAAATCAACAATTAGATAAAGATGGCAACCCAACCGACGCACCAGCAATAGAGGTCAAGCTTGTCAAACCAAACAATACAGATAACGATACCTGAAGCCTTTGAACCATTGTTTACACCATCACGTTACAAGACGTTCTATGGTGGACGTGGCGGGGCTAAATCTCACAACTTCGGCAGAGCATTACTTGTTAAGGGCATGGAAAAGCAAATGCGCTTTCTTTGTGCTCGTGAATTGCAAGGCAGTATCACAGACAGTGTTCACAAGCTGCTATCCGATATTATTGACCACCACAATTTAAGTTGGTTTTATAAGGTTACGCAAAACGCTATCCGAGGCAAGAACGGCACAGAGTTCTTTTTTAAGGGTTTAAAGCACAACGCCACAGAGATTAAATCAATGGAGGGTGTTGATATTGCATGGATAGAGGAAGCCGAGAAAGTTAGCGCTAACTCATGGGAAATATTGCTACCGACAATCCGTAAAGATGGATCTGAAATATGGGTGAGCTTTAACCCAAAGCATCCAACTGACCCAACATACGTTAACTTTGTTCAAAACGCAGATGAGAATAGCATAGTGCGCAAGGTAAGCTGGAAAGACAATCCTTTCTTTCCTGATGTACTCAACATTGAGCGCTTAAAGATGCAACGTGACGACCCTACGGCATATGAACATATATGGCAGGGTGAGTTTGATAAGCGTCACTTTGGCGGCATTTATGCTAACTACATAGAGAAAGCGCGTGGGGAGGGCAGAATAAGCCCAGCGCCATATAAGCATGGCGTACCTGTTATTACTGCATGGGATTTAGGTATGGGTGATAGCACATGTATTTGGTTTGCACAGGTGGTTGGCTTGCAGGTGCGTGTGATTGATTACTATGAGAACAACGGGCAGGATTTGCAGCACTATGCAGAGCACGTCAAGAAACTTCCTTACACGTATGACACACATTACTTGCCTCACGATGCAGCGCATGAGCGTTTAGGTATGTCTGGCAGTATTGCTAGCCAGTTGAAGGGCATGGGTATACGTAATAACATTATCAAAGTGGGTTCGGTTGCTGCTAGAATAGAGCTTGCACGTAATTTATTGAAAGAGTGCTACATTGATAACGAGAAGTGTAAGGATGGGATACATGCACTCACCAATTACCAGTATGAATACGATGATAATAAGCAGCGTTTCAAGGATAAGCCCTTGCACGATTGGGCGAGTGACGGCTCTGATGCATTCGGTTATTTAGCACAAGCACTTGCTAAGCATTCCCCTAAAGCAAAAGCAGTACCCGTTGATGATTATGATTATGGCGGCGGATGGATGGGCTAGCCATGCGTTGTTAACTATTTTAGCTATGCATTTTGCATGGCCTATTGCAATCATGTTGCATAGCTTGTATAATTCACAAAACTATGAGGCGCATGATGGTTTACGAAAACTCCAAAAAGACAAAGAAAACTGACAATGACGAGC